AGGCAAGCGCTACTATCTGATGAACATAGGAGACATCCAAAGGGCTACTATGGCGATCAATAGGATACAGAGATATGGAGCAAAATCAAAGTCTGAAGGTCCAGAGAGCGAAGAAGGACCAAGGTCAGAAGAGCTTCCAACAAAAAAAGAAGAAAAACCAAAGGAAAAACCAGAGACTCCTGAAGAAACTACTTAAACTGCAAAGATAGACTTTTTAAAATCAACATTGAAGATTATATTGATGCAGGAGACTTATAAATATACTCAGTCAAATCCGATATATTTATAAACAAAAGTTTTATGCCCGAACCGATTACGAGGCAATCCACTATCAAAGATAAGATACGAGAAGAATTTGTGAAATGCGCCACAGACCCGGTATATTTCATGAAGAAGTATTACATGATCCAACACCCTCAAAGAGGCAGGATGCTCTTTGATCTATACCCATTCCAAGAATCCATGCTAAAGGTCTTTTCAGGAGACCAAAATGTAATAATAAACAAGTCAAGACAGCTGGGGATATCAACGTTGGTGTCTGCTTATGCGCTCTGGCTCATGGTATTCCACAAAGATAAGAACGTACTGGTCATAGCAACAAAGCAAGAGACGGCCAAGAATATGGTCACAAAGGTACGATTTGCATACGATAACCTTCCAGCTTGGTTGAAGATAGGAGCTACTGAAGACAACAGGCTAAGTTTACGACTCACAAACGGTTCTCAGATAAAGGCAGTGTCAGGAGCAAGCGACTCAGCTCGTTCTGAAGCAGTATCTCTTCTTGTGATGGATGAATGTGTAACTGGAGATACTGAAATATTAATTAAGAATAAAAATACTGGCGAAATAGAAAAGACAACAATAAATGAATTAAAAAATAAATTATCTGGACATTATTGATATTTATAGTAAAAGCAAATGTTTATAGAGAATATTAAAAAACACTCGTGGAATTGGAAAGAACCTATAGAAAAAGAATGTTCCGGATGTGGAAAGAGATATTTAACAAAAAAAGAAAATAAAAAATACTGTACTCAACCATGTTGGACTTCACATAATCACCATAAAGATTCAGAAGAAACAAAAAGAAAAAGAGTAGAATCAAATAAAAAAACTGTATCGACACAGGAACATAAAGAAAAGATTAAGAGTAGTCCTAGAGTAATAGAAGCACGAAGACAGAATTCAATAAGATTAAAGAGACTTATAAAAGAAGGTAAATTTACGCCATGCATAACTAATAGTTGGACAAATTGGAAAAGCTATATTAAAATTAAAGATGACATAAAAAAATTCAGAAGTAATTGGGAAGCTGTATTTTTTCTATTAAATCAACATCTAGACTACGAAAAAGTAAGAATACAATATGAATATCAAAATAAAGTATCATCTTATATAGTAGATTTCGTTGATTTTGACAAAAAAATTTTATATGAAATAAAACCATCAAAATTAAAATCGGATCCTAAAAATATAATTAAATTTAAAAGCGCATTATCATGGTGTAAAGATAATTCTTATAAAATGGTAATAATTTCAGATAGTTGGTTTAAGAAAAATGCGAATATGATTAATTATGAAGAACAACCCCAGTTATTAAAATCGATGAGACAATTTTTAAAATGATAAAAAATACTAAATATGAAATTTTAACTCCAACCGGGTTTAGTGATTTTGATGGAATTTTATCAAAGATTACTAATATCATTTTTCATATAAAATTATCAAATAATTCTTTTATAAAGTGTACAGAGGGGCATTGTCTTAAATTTCCAAATGGTGAGTTTCTAGAAGCGTGTTTATTGAGAGTAGGCGATATACTATTTGGGAATATTTCTATTATTTCTATTGATATTATAGAAGAAGAATTCGAAGTTTATGATTTAGTAAACGTAAAGAATAAAAACGAATATTATACAAATGATGTAGTTAGTCATAATTGCGCTTTCATAGATAATGCAGAGGATCTTTTTGGTTCTGCTCAGCAAACCTTGGCAACCGGTGGTAAATGTATAGCATTATCGACTCCAAACGGCGTAGGTAATTGGTTCCACAAAACATATATAAAAGCGCAGAAAAAAGAAAACAGCTTTGTACCAGTATCACTTCCTTGGACAGTACACCCAGAAAGAAGTCAACCTTGGAGAGATAGACAAGATCAAGACCTTGGAGTTAGAATGGCTGCGCAAGAGTGTGATTGTGACTTTAGTTCATCGGGTAATACTGTCATCATCCCAGACATACTAAGTTGGTATGAAGAAAACATGGTCTTAGAGCCTATCGAAAGAAGGGGACTCGATAAGGCAATGTGGATATGGGAGTACCCAAGCCCTCTAAAAACCTATCTGTTATGTGCAGACGTAGCAAGAGGAGACGGAGCTGACTATTCCGCGTTCCACATCATAGACGTAGATACATTGACCCAGGTAGCAGAATACCAAGCCCAGTGCGACACCAGAGAGTTTGCAAAGACAATACTGGCAGCGGCTTTCGAGTACAACAATGCCTTGGTCGCTGTGGAGAATGCAAACATAGGTTGGGACGTTCTTCAGACTTTGATCGAGAGCGGTTACAGTAACCTACACTACTCGCATAGGACAGATTTTAGTTTAGACAATGAGAAGAGGCTTGAAAGATACGGAGCAACAGACTCATTAGTTCCTGGATTCACTATGTCGTCAGCATCAAGACCTCTTATTATAGAGAGGATGAGAGACTTCATAGAGACAAAGCAAGTAAAGATAAGATCACTTAGGCTTTTAGAAGAATTGAGAGTGTTCATATGGAAGAACTCAAAACCACAAGCAATGCAAGGATACAATGATGACCTTGTGATGTCTTTTGCGATATCGATGTATATGAGAGACTCTTCTATAAGATTCAGAAGGACGGCAGAGAGTTTAACATATGCTACATTAGACGGGATGAAGAAGATGGGAGAATCCCCAGTTTACAATACAAATAACTTTATAAATAATAATCCATATCAAATGGAGATCACTACAGTAAATGGAAATACTATAGAGGATCTGAATTGGCTATTGGGATAAAAAATAAAATATGGCAGAAATACAACAGAATTTATTTTCTACACTCCGCAGACTATTTAGTACGGACGTTATTATCCGCAATGATGGGGGCAATATGCTTTCGGTCATGGATACAGATAATATCCAATCCAATGGTGTTATTCAGACTAATTCTCTTATTGATAGGTTCCACAAAGTTTATACCACCTCTACTGCGTATGGTGTCAACCTGAATCTGGCGATGAACTATCAGTCAGCGAGAGTACAGATCTACGCTGATTATGATTCTATGGATACAGATGCAATCATAGCTTCAGCATTGGATATTATAGCGGATGAATGTCTTGGAGCAGATACAGTTATACCTCTTTTAGATGGAACTAAGAAGACCATAAAAGAATTGCACGACTCAGGAGCAAAAGACATATGGATATATGGTTTAGATGAAAAAACTAATGAATTCCGTCCAGTAAAAGCTGAAAAAGTGGCCTATAATGGGAAGAAAAGGGTATATAAAATAACCTTCGATGATGGAACTGAAGTAAAAGCTACATCTAATCATATTTGGATAGATAGCAGTGGATCTCAAATAACTACTAGTGACATAAAAATTAGTACTAGTATATTAGCTCTTTCTACTAAAATATCAGAAGGAACTAGCATGCCTGGATATGAAAAAATATGGAGTGGGGATAAATTCGAATATACTCATAGGATAGTAGCAAATCAGGTTACATTTTTAAAAGAACAGAGGAATCAGATTCCAGCAAAAGAAAAACCAGTAGTACACCATGACTCTTTTGATAAAAGAAATAATAATCCTAATTTTCTAAAGTGGGTAGGATGGAATGAGCATAATAAAATTCATGCTGAATATAATAAAAACCTTTGGGTTAGTATAAATTCAGATCCGCCCAAAAAAAATGATTACTACGTAAAATTAATGGAAGGACAAAAACATTTTTGGGAAAATGTAGATAAGCAGTCTTTTTTGAAAAAGAAATCAGATTCCATGAAAAGTTACATGGAAAATTTGAGTTCAGAAGAAAGAAAAATCGTATATGGACACCGTGGATCTAAAAATGGAATGTATGGAAAAGGATATAAAATTTCAAAAGAAAAAAATGGTAGATATAATACACAAACTACTAGAAAAAAATCTATAAACTTAGCATATATAATAGATAGAATAAAAAATGATCCCCACAAAAATATTTTAGGAGATATACAAAAAGAACTTAATATTATAACATTTGAGTGGAGAAAAATAATTAGAGATCTCTTTGCTGTGTATAAGTGTAATAATACTAAAACCCTAATAAATAAAATACTTTCTAACCATAGCACTGATACTATAATTAAATTTAGGTCATATTGCAATAATACTTACAAAGAGGGAAAGAGATTTTTAGTATCAGATTTTTGTAATAGTAATTCTATTACTATCAATAAGTTGAGAAGAATAGTGTTGGGTAATGGATATTCAACTTTAGAAGATTTTGCAAAATCATCTAATCATAAAGTTGTATCAATAGAAGAATGCGGATATGAAGATGTTTATGACATAGTAAATGCAGGAGACAATCACATATTTGCTATAGAGGCTAAAGACGGGTCTAAGATATATACACACAATTGTACACTCAAAAATGAACAGGGTCAAGTACTGACTATAAGGTCTTCAGACGAAAACATACAGAAGATCTTAGAAAACCTATTCTACTCAGTGCTCAACATAGAGTTCAATCTATGGTCTTGGATAAGAAACATGTGCAAGTACGGGGACTTCTACTTAAAGATGGAGATCTCTGATAAATTTGGCGTGTATAATGTAATTCCATTTTCAGCATACAACATAGTGCGCCAGGAAGGATACAACCCGAACAACCCTAATGAGGTGAGATTCAAGTTTGATCCTAACGCAGCATTGGCAGCAACATCTGGATACACTTCGGCTTTCAACAACCAAGACCCAGGAGTGTGGTTTGATAACTACGAGATGGCACATTTCAGGCTCATTGGAGACGTCAACTATCTTCCCTATGGCAGATCATACCTAGAGCCAGCAAGAAAGCTGTTTAAACAGTATACGCTCATAGAAGATGCCATGTTGATCCATAGGATCACTCGTGCCCCAGAGAGAAGGATATTCTACACGAACGTTGGAGCGATACCACCAAACGAGGTAGAGAACTACGTTCAGAGGATGATCAACAAGATGAAGAAGACTCCATTGATCGATCCTAACACAGGACAATACAACCTAAAGTACAACCAACAGAACCTACTAGAAGACTTCATAGTTCCTGTAAGAGGCAATGATACGTCTACAAGGATAGATACGGCGAAAGGCCTGGAGTACAATGCGATAGAAGACGTCATATACTTTAGAGAAAAGCTATTCGCAGCGTTGAAGATACCAAAGGCGTTCATGGGATACGAAAAAGACCTCACAGGTAAAGCTACCCTCGCGGCAGAAGACATCAGGTTTGCTCGTACTGTAGAAAGACTGCAGAGGATCATAGTATCAGAGCTCAAGAAGATAGCTCTAGTTCATCTATATGCAAACGGATACACAGACGAAGGCATGGCAAACTTCACCCTGAGCCTGACAAATCCGTCCATCATATACGACCAGGAGAGGATAGCGATGTTCAAAGAGAAGATCGATCTGGCAACTCAAGCTGTTGAAGGAGCGATACTTCCTAAAGAGTACATCTGGGAAAACATATTCCACCTTTCTCCTGATTCGTTTGGTGAGCTCCAAGACATGATCATCGAAGACCAAAAGAACAAATTCAGATACGATCAGATAGAGACAGAAGGAAACGATCCTCTAGAGTCAGGCACAGCATACGGAACTCCTTCCCAGATAGCAGGACTGTACGGCGGAAAACCTACCTTAGACGTTCCAGACGGCTACAACGAAACAAATCCTAATGAGCCAGTGAAGATGCCAGGAAGGCCTGAAAAGTACAAATCGATCATCGGAACTGACAAAAGTGCGTTTGGTAGAGATCCAATAGGCAGAAAAGGAATGGGATCTAGCATGGAACGCGGAGAAGATAAGGTAGAATATAAAGGTGGACCATTGAGCTTTGAAAGCACTAAAGCGGTGTATCTTCAGAATAAAGACAGCATGGCAAAGATGTTTGCGGGCAAGAAGGTGTCCCTGTTTGAGAACCAAAGTGAAACAGGTGGGCTTTTAGATGAAAGAAACATCAAAGAATAAACACCGAGAAGCAATTAGATATATTTATAAATAGAATCGATCCAATTCATGGCATCACTTAAACATTCGAAATATCGAAATTCTGGCATACTTTTTGAGTTGCTAGTCAGACAGACTACGGCTGATTTTATTGCCAATAGGGAGTCAAAAGCAGTAAAGATACTCAAGAAGTATTTTACGAACACAGAACTAGGCAAGGAGTACGCTCTTTACAATGGAGTAGTAACAAGTCCTAAACTCTCAGAATCTAAAGCAGAGATGCTAATCTCTACAATTTTAGAGCAGTATAAGAAGCTTGATAAAGAAGCAATACAGAAACTAAAGTATAACCTTATAAGAGAAATCAAGTCTGGGTATGATATTGACGATTTCTTTAAGGCTAAGGTAGATAATTACAAAACGCTTGCTGCAATATATAATACACTCGAATCTCAAAATACAAAAGATGTTGATATTAAGCAAGTCTTCCTAAATAAAGTCGTAGTATTAGAGCATGTGACAAAATCCAAACTTGAAAATATGCCAGCTTCCAAAAATATCATGGAAGAGTTGATGCAGGAAGACAAAGAGATAAGGCTGCTTACATACAAGATACTGGTAGAAAAGTTCAATGAAAAGTACGAAGGCATGTCAACAAGGCAAAAAGACATCCTCAATAATTACATCACCAGCATATCTAACACAACAAAGCTCAATTCTTACGTAAACCAACAGCTGACAGAGATCAAAGCAGACATAGTGAAGCTCTCTAAAAAGGTCACTGATCCAGTAGTAAAGATAAAGCTGGACGAAGTGGTAAAGCTGGTTCAACCGATAAAAGAAGGAAAAAGAGTAAAAGACGAGACAATATCAGGACTTCTACAGTACATAGATCTTATAGATGAGCTTAAAAAGATACACAAATGAGTGATATGCAATCGATGGTAGATAGGATGCGTGGCAGTGAGCATCAGCCTAGCCAAGAAGAAATGGACATGGCAGAGCATCTCATAGATACGTTGCTTGCTGCTGTAGAGTCTGGAAAGATAACAGCTGAGGAGGCCAAAGACATCATCCGTAAAGCTCCTAATACCATGGAAGAGATGTCAGCTACTGGAGGCGGAGTAGGTTCAGGCGGAGCCACGTTCACCCCTGGTTCAGGCATGCAATACGCTCAAGCTCTTGATAAGCCAAAGAAAAAAATGAAAGAATCTTATAGTAAAAAAGATTATAGGACTCCAGATCCGTCTAACATAAAAAAGGGAGAGCCTGGAAAGTTCAAGCCAGGAAGTTCTTTTGCTTTTAAAGATCAACCTACAGCAGAGACTAGAG